ATCCACATGCCATAGGCGACCGCGAGCGCGGCGCAGCCGGACGATCCATCGAGCTTCGCGGCTTGCATCAGTTCGGTAAATTTGTAAGCGAGCGAGATACTATTATCGATATGCTGTGCGGCCATAATCACCACCCTTCCGATATCGTGCGATTGAGCAACACCCATCCGGTCGCGTCGCTCCACCAAGCGGCGCAGAACGCGCGGCGTCGATCGCCGATCAGGCGAGTCTCGGCGGCGTCGAGCTTGCGCTGTTGCTGGTGCCTCCGGTCTCGATCGTAAATCTCGGCGACCGAACCCAAGACTAGATCGACCTTAACGGTCGCGATTACCCTGTCCGGCATCGCGCTCCCCCTTGAGCTTGTCGCGTATCGCCGCCATGACGTCGATCTGTCGATCAGCGCGGCGGCGGTTCATCGCGCCCTCTCTTACGCGCCGGGTATAGACATCGCGGCGCATATTTAGCTCGCGCTCGACTTCATCGATCATGTCGTCGAGCGTAATCTCGAATGGTAGCTCGCTGCTGCCGCGCCCACTCATCGCAGGCGCCTGCGCGTTGTTTGTTCGGTCGCTCGCTCGGCGAGCCACCGGTTATATTCGCTCGCGCGCCAGCGTTGCAGATTGCCGAGCATCAGCGGCTTCGGAAACTTGCCGGCGACGATCCAGCGGCGAAGCGCTTCGCCGGAGACGTCGAGCAATTCGCAAAGCGTCTTGCGATCGATGAGCCGTTCAACCCGAACGGTCTCGGTCGGATCGCCGGAGACGTCGCAGGGCTGTGGCTGGTTCATGACGCGACACTCTCGCGATCGGCGCGCGGAAAGATGAGCGGTTGATCGTCGCGCGTATCTTGCTCGATGCCGCCGCCGACGCCGGCGATAACCGGAAGCGAGCCGGCGCGCGCCGAGATGTAGATCATCACGCGGTCGCGCGCGGACGGCTGGAGCGTCGCCAATAGCTGACAAAGTTTTACCATGACCGCCATCTCGTGATCGTGCAGGGCCGGGGTTCGGCTCATCGCGTGGTTCTCCTGCCGTTCGGATTGTCGAGTAACCGGTCGAGCTTGCCTTCGACCTCCATCGACGCCGCGAGATCGAGCAAGCTGACGTCATAGAGGCACTGACCGTTCAAGGCGCGTAGCGCGCGCAGATCGTTCGGATCACCCTTGTGCCGCGCGATCAACTGATCCCACTTGGCGAGCCAGTCGATCGTATTCGCGAAGGCTTGCACGGTTCTTTCGCCTTCCGGTCCCGGTAAGGCGATCCGAAAGCTGCCGACGCCCTCGACGCGCTCCGGCGGTTCGTCGGGGTGGGAGGGGTCAGCCGAAGCGGATCGGTCCGACCCCTCCCTCAGCTCGCCTGCTGTCGATCCGCCAACAGAGGTCCGCTGATCCTGATCGTCTATGTTGTCGCGGGTAGTCGCGGCATCGCGCTCGACGCTGCCCTCGATGGTAAAGCCGCCGCTGTCGATCTCGCGGCCTTCCATTTCTTCGCCGCTCATCTGTCCGCCGATATCCTCGGGAAAGCCGAGCCGGAGCGACGCCGCGAGCGCGCATTTATGCAACTGACCGCGCGTGCGCTTGCTCCACATATCGTTCGGCAGTTCGCTACCGAAGCCGAGCCGCGCATATGCCTCCATCCAATAGACCGGCTGGCTGAACGCGCGACGCTCGCCGCCGACGATCCGCCAGACCGTAACCCCGCACCAGACCGGGAAGGTTAGCGTGATCTCGAATGGCTGATCGCGGTTGTCGATTTTCTTCATGCCACGGAAAGTCTTGGTCTGCTCCGGTCCCCATCGCGGTTCATCGACGCCGGCGAAGCCGCCGGAGCGCGACGCGGTTGTGAGCAGTTCGTTGATCCCCGGCCAGACGGTCTCGACTTGCTTACCGAGCGCGGTATTCCACATCGGCACGATATGAACCGGCCGCTTCATCGGATCGAGTTTGCGCGCCGCACAATAGGAGACCGCGAGACTAATCGCGTCGGCTGTCCTGGCATTCGGCCAGATCGCCTCGCAGAGCACGCGCCACTGACCGGGCGTGCCATTGAAATCGGCCGGCGGCTTTAGACGTGGCACGATCGCGACGGCTTGCTGTGCCATTACTTAGTCCTCCGTTTCCGGTTGCTCGGCGGGTTGCTCGATATCGTCCGCCGATAGCGAGAGACGCGGCGCGCCGGTTATGACGATGGTCGGCGCGGCGTTCGATAAGACGGCGCCATCGACCACAACGCCGACCTTGAGATCGGCGAGCAGCAGCCGCTTATCGAGCGTGCGCTCGATGTGGAAATAGCCATCGGGGATTTGCGCTTCGTCGGTTACCAGCACGGACTGGCTACCGGTCCGCTTCAGCGTGACCGTGCCGTGCACCGTGATAAACCTCGGATGACCGAGCACGTCCATCAGGTCATAGATCAACGTCCGGAGCGCTTGCGCGCGGCCGACATATCGCCGCTTGCGCGCCGTCGCGCTCGCGATCAACGCGTCGGCTTCGCCGGCTCTAAGTTGCGCGAATGTCAACGCGCGCATCGCGCGCCGTATCAATTCGTCGGGGTGGACGACTTGCGGGTCACTACCAATTGCATCGCGGATCGCGTTCTCATCGGTTGCGAGTTCGGGATCGGTCGCGAGTCGGCTATGCGCCCGTTCCCAGGCGGCGACGGATCGCATAACGGTATCGGGACCGGGGCCGCGCGGTTCATCGCTCATTGGGTTGTCTCCTGTGGGCACAGGCGCACAACCGCGAAGGATGCACAAGATTGCGGTGAATGCAAGTCTTAACCCGTTATGGGCACGTTATACGATCGTCAGCATCAGCGTCTCGCGGCGTCCAGAATTTGGCGCTTTCCAGACGCAGAATTTCGGGGCAGGCTCCCGCGCTGATCCGTCCGGCGATTACCCCCGGCGATCCAATAGCTTCGATTTATCGACCGTTTAACCGGCGATCGACGGGAGGACGACTATGCTTTGTCGTTCGAAGATTGAGACTGAATTCGAGACCTCCGAGCACGACGCTGACGCGGCGTTGCCTGACGTAAAGTGCCTCTTTGCGCTATTCGATCCCGGACGCGGAAGAATGCCGCTTCGGGCTGTAATTCGGGATGAGCTTTCGCGAGAACGTCGCGGATCGTCGGCATCATCCGTGAAGAAAGCACCCCGAAAAACAGGTAGTTGAAGTCCACTCCGCTCAGATACACGTGGTCGTGGAGCACTTGAAGGATAGGAAGTTGCTTTCCGCTTTCCCAGCGTGACAAAGACGATGCGGATACTCCAAGTGCGGCCGCCCACTGCGCTTGCGAATGCTGCAACGGTTCAAGACTTTCGTGAGCTTCCCGCACCCATCGGAGACGCTCGCCGATCTCGGCAAGTAGCTCGACTGATGCCGTCCGCTTGTTAATGACGGACCCCCGCTTACGCCCCATTTGTGTCAACCCCAAGCAACTATTCCCCGCAAGATACGGTAACTGAGAACAATTCTCAAAGCGGTATTTGGGGTTACCACAATCTGTCGCTATTACGAAATGTTTGCGATTCATTGCATTGCATTCACCGCAAGAGACGGGCTAGCCTCGATCCGCGATGGATCACGGCACCCTAATCAACCGGCTTACCGAGCGGCTCGGCGGCAACGAACCGCTCGCCGCCGCGCTCGATCGCGATTTTACAACCGTCTCGCATTGGAAGACGTCAGGCATCCCGGCGCATATGTGGCACCGCGTCGCCAAGCTCGCCGCGCGGGAAGGTATCAAGGTTAGCGTCGAGACGCTTGCCAAGACGTCGCCGGTCTATGGCGACGCAAGCCGCAGCAAACGGACACGGCAAGCCTCGCGGGTATCCTAGCCGTGGCGAAGCCGTTCCGCCTGACGGCGCCAATCGTCCGTGAACATCCAATCCAGAAGCAGATCGCCGACGTCCTCCGCATCGAGATCGCGCCGGCCGGAAAGGTCAGCCGTGCTGGCGTTGTTTGGTGGTCGATCGACCACGCAAATTATGCCGGCGAAGTGCCAGGGGTCCGGATCGGTCGCGGGATCATCGCCGGCATCCCCGATACCTTCGTGCTCTATCGCGGTATCGCGCACCTGATCGAGATCAAAGCGGAGGACGGCTCGCTATCCGTCGCGCAGCAATCGGTCGCCGCCGCCGTGCTTGCATCCGGCGGTCGCGTCGGCGTCGCCCGCGATGCGACCGAGACGCTTGCTTGCATCGATCAATGGCAGATCCCGCGCAACCGGCGCGTCAGGGAGGCGGCATGAGATGAGCGGTATGCGCTGGTCAAAATTCGTCTGGAAGGATTGGACCTCGGACGCCGCGCTCCGGTCTTGCTCGCTCGCCGCACGCGGCTTGTGGATGGAGCTATTGTGCCTCTGCCACGAGGGCGAACCGCGCGGCTATCTGACGATCGGCGGACGCGCGCCGAGCGTCGGCGAGATCGCGAGACTGGTCGGTGCGCACCACCATGTCGTTGCGAAGCTGCTCGACGAACTGGAACGTCGCGGCGTGTTCTCACGCACCGAGTTAGGTCAGGTTTACTCCCGGCGTATCGTGCGAGACGAAGCGAAGTGGCACGCGAGTAGCGAGTGGGGTCACCGTGGGGGTAATCCGCAGCTAAAGCGTGGCGGATCAAAGACTAACGGCGCCGCAGGGGTTAACCCCAACGATAAGGCTAGCCTTATTCCAGAATCTAGACTCCAGAATCAGACTCTAGAATCCCCCTTAAAGTCCCCCAGCGGCGGCAGCGAGCAGGCCCCCTCCCCAACCCCTCACCCCGCAAGCGGGGGAGGGGCTAAGCGCGATCTTATCAACGCCGTTAAGGGCGCAGCCGACGCGGCCGCACCTGTGCCGCTGGAGGCGGTCCGCTGCCGACCCTTTCGCATCATCGCAGGGAGAGCCGCAGGATGAATCGCGCCGAATGGATGGCGACGCTCGCGCCGCTGATCCGCCCACGCGCCCCGCTACCCGCCGCCACGCAACTCGGAAAGCTGCTGCCGTTCCTGACCGATCTTCCTGACCACGCTTTCTGCGAGGCGTCGCTCGCGACCGCCGCGCCGAGACTGCCGCGCTCGCCGTCGCTCGGTCAGATACGCGAAGCGCTGAACGCCTATCTGCGCACGCTCGACGGACCGCCGGACCGCGCCGGCGCCGATAGCGAGACCATGCGCGAGCGGCAACGGCTCGCCGAGCGCGACGCGTTCCTGGCGCAAAACTGGGACGATCCGGCCGGCATCCGCGAGCGCATCCGGACGTGCAACGGACAGCCGGCATTCCTGCGGTTGCTTGCAGCGCTGGTGCACCGGCACGCGCCGCAACACCTGGGGCTGCTACCGCCGGCCGCGATCGCGTCGGTCGATGAGCCGGCGCCCGAGCCGGGGCGCTTCGTCGCGCCGGCGCCGCGTCCGGCGTATTTCACGCCGGAGCAGCTGCGAGCCGTGGGAGGGGGAAGATATGGCCGATCGACCGCCGCGCTATCCGCGCCAGGGGCCCAGCCTGTCGATACCGTCGCCGCCGACGCCGTGGAGACGGACGGCACCGATACCGGCACCGGCGTTTATCCCGAGCGTGACTGACCGCCGCAAGCCCGGGTGTGGAGTCTGCCGGCGCGTCCGCGCTTGGATCCTCCGGCAATGAGCGCGGCAAACGGTGACCGCGATCCTACTCTCGCGGCGCGGGAGATCGAGCTAGACCGGACGCTCGACGCGATCGCGCGCGAGCTACCGCCGCTCACCATCCACCAGCGGATCATCCTGGCGCGCGAGATCGACGCATTCGCCGATCGTCTCCGTCGCGGCCGTGGCCGGACAACTGGTGATGGCTGAACCGTCCGCGCTTTACCGCCAGCACTTCGATGTCGAGCCGCCGCGTGTGGACGCCGGCGCGTTCCGCCAGGGCTGGCGCGTCCGCTCGCGGCTCGACGTCCTGCTCGATGAGGGGGCGGTCGGAAACGAGGCCTATGAGGCGGCGCGGCTGTTCCGGCGCGCCTGGGAGATCGCGTTCAGCGAGCGGACGCCGGCCATGCTGATGTCGTTCAGCGCGCGCTCGGTCGGTCGCGCCGGCGCCGGTCCGGTCAACCGGCTTGCGGCGGTCTCGTGGTTGCGGCGGATCGCCGCCGCGCTCGGTCCGTTCGATTGCCGGCTGCTGGAGCAATGCGTGGTGCTCGATCTCGCCTGGACGGCAATCGCCCGGCAGCATCAGGTCGCGGACACCACGGCGCGGCGCTGGACGATCGCCGCGCTCCGGCGGCTCGGCGAGCTATCGGCGGCGGATCGGCCGGCGCGCCAGCCGGACGCGGCGCCGGCGCCGGCCGGCGACCGGGGCGCGGCAACCGAGCGGCGGACCGCTCGACGCCGCGTAGCGGCTTCCTAGCCGGTTCTAGAGGGGGGTCCAGATCGGGACTGGTAGCGGCGGCGTGGGGTCAGGCGACGCGCCGGCCGGCTCGGAGGGGTGCCATGCGGCGGCGGCGATACGGCGACGTGACGCTCGATCTCCGCAACGGCTGGCTGATCGCCGGCGCGGGCCGGGTCAACGTCCGGCCGGCGGTCGCTCGGTTGCTCGACGCGTTGATCGCCGGCAGGGGCCAGACCCAGACCGCCGAGACGCTTCGCGCGGCGATGCGCAAGTCGCCGCAGCATCCGCCGGTCTCGAAAGAAAATCTGCGGGTGGGCGTGGTTGACTTGCGGGCGGCGCTGGCGAAGGCCGGAGCGATCACCTGGGTCGAGGGGCGCGTCGGCTACGGCTGGCGGCTCGATACCGGAGCGCAGGCCGGACGCCGGCCAGGGGGAGTCCTGACCGACGCCAGCAACGACGGAGGGTCCCCCGCGTGACCATTCCGTTCGGTCGGTGGACGCGGAAAGCCAATGCACGCGGGGGAGGTGCAACCTCACCCCCAGGGATCTCGGTCGCCGGCGAACCGTGCGCCCGATTCGTCCGATTCGCCGAGTCGCGTTTCACGTGGAACACAACGCGAACCCAACTAGCGGTTGCTGCACGCGCCGAGTTGGGTCTATCAATTCGTCATCGTCGCGAGCGGTGCGCGCGGTTATCCTCCCGCGTATCGAGCGACGGTGCCTCGGATAAGCGACCGCGACCTCACTTCGGCCGGTCCCAGCCCCTCGAATAACGTGGGCCGGCCGGTTTTTTCTTATCGGGAGCAATGCCGGACCAACTGACGCGCGGCGCCGTGGTGCACTACGCCGAGCAATCGCTCATCGTCTGGACGCACAAGCCTGACGGCATTGCGCTCGGTATAGCGATCAGACCGCAGACCGGTCCGCGTCATCGTTCGCACGTTCCCATTTCCCCGACTGCTTGCCTGCCGCTCGGCTTGCGTCCGCGCGCCTCGATCGTCGCGACCGCCGAGCCGATGATCGCGATCCACCAGCCGCCGCGCGTGCTCGGTCTCGCGCCGGCAACGCTCCTGGCAGAGATCGCCGATACGATCCGCCGCGCGCACATCGCGAACCGCTTCGAGGTTGCGATGACCGGAGCGATATGGGCGTGACCGCTCGGCGAGCGGCGAAGACATCGCCGGCGCCGACGATCCAGTGGCCGGCCGATCGCGTCGAGCGCTGGTCGATCGAACGATTGATCCCGTATGCGCGCAACGCGCGGACCCACTCGGATGCGCAGATCGCGCAGATCGCCGCGTCGATCCGCGAATGGGGCTGGACCATGCCGGTGCTGGTCGATGGCGACGGCACGTTGATCGCCGGCCACGGTCGCGTGCTCGCGGCGCGGCAACTCGGTATCGCCGAGATTCCGACGATGACCGCGCGCGGCTGGAGCGAGTCGCAGATCAAGGCATACCGGCTCGCCGACAATCAACTCGCGACGCTCTCGGGTTGGGACGATCAGCTACTCGGCGTCGAGCTTGCCGAGCTTCGCGCGGTCGGCGCCAACCTCGAACTGATCGGCTTCGCGACCGGCGACGTCGATAAGCTCATCAACGGACCGCAGGCGCCGAGTCAGTTTGGCGCCTATGACGAGTCGATCCCGGTCGAGCACACCTGTCCTAAGTGCGGATTCCGCTGGTCGGGCGGATCGAGCGGACCGGCGGGCGAAGGCGGCGATGATCCGTCCGAATAGCAAGCCGCCGTATTGCATACCGTCGATGGTCGAGATCGCGGCGATTCCGTTCAACGGATTGCGCGCGGTCTCGACGTTCTCCGGTTGCGGCGGTTCGTCGCTCGGCTATCGCATGGCAGGCTTCAAGGTCGCCTGGGCGAACGAATTCATCCCGGCCGCGCGCGATACCTACCGCGCTAACTTCCCCGATACGCGGATCGATGAGCGCGACATCCGGCAAGTCGAGCCTGCGGAGATACTCGACGCGGCCGGCGTGCTCGCCGGCGAGCTTGATCTATTGGACGGCTCGCCGCCGTGCGCGAGCTTTTCGATGGCCGGCAAACGGCAGCGCCATTGGGGACAGGTCAAGCGCTACTCGGATGGCAAGCAGCGCACTGACGATCTATTCTTCCAGTTCGTGCGGCTGCTGCGCGGTCTCCAGCCGCGCGTGTTCGTCGCTGAGAACGTCGCCGGTCTCGTTAAGGGCGTGGGCAAAGGGTTCTTTCTCGATATCCTGGCGGCGTTGAAAGACTGCGGCTACCGCGTCGAGGCGCGGCTACTCGATGCGCAATGGCTCGGCGTTCCGCAAGCGCGGCAACGGCTGTTCTTTGTCGGGACGCGGCTCGATCTCGCGATCGCTCCGGCGTTTCCGACGCCGCTCGCATACCGCTACAGCGTCCGCGACGCGCTGCCGTGGATCGGCGCGATCGAGCACGCTAACGGGTTCAACGGTCACGCTATGGAGCCGGTCGGCGTGCCGGCGCGAACCGTCCAGGCGGGCCGCTCGCTCAAGGTCCGCGTCAGCACCGCGCATCGGTCGCGCTCGATCGACGAACCGGCGCCGACCGTGCAGACGCACAATAACCGGCACACCCGGAGCGAGATGGCGATCGAGACCGAAGCGGATATGTCGCGCTATGCGGTCGGTCGCGAGCTAGACAAGCTCGGACAGGGCCAGCAATCGGCGCGATACTTTCAGCTTACGCGCGCGTCGCTCGACGCGCCGGCCGGGACGATTACCGCAGAGGGCGGCAATCCGAGCCTCGCGTCGGTCGCGCATCCGACCGAGTGCCGCAAGTTTTCGATTGCCGAGCTACGCGCGATCTGCGGCTTTCCGGCAGACTTCGTGCTGACCGGAACCTACGCGCAGCAATGGGAACGGCTCGGTCGCGCGGTGCCGCCGCCGATGATGGCGGCGATCGCGGCGACGATCCGCGATCGCGTGCTAGACCCCAAACGCGAAAAGGGCGCGGATCGCTCCGCGCCCCTTCGTCGAGCAGCCGCGTGATGGTCGGCTTACCAGCAGCCGAACCGGCAGACGACAACCGGATAGACCGGCGTCACATAGACCGGATGGCTCGCCGCGTAGCCGGCGGCAGCGCCCGCCGCCGCCGCGCCGAGCACCGCGAGAAAGCCGGTCGCGACTTCGGCGGCTTGCTGGTTATGCTCGGCGTTCACCTGGGCCTGGAGCGGCGCGACTTGCTCGCAAGCCGCTTGAATACCCTTCGCGCAGCCGGCGCGAACGCCGTCGAGATACGGCTGAGACGGCGCCGCGCAGGCGGTTACGGCGAGCAGCGTCGCGAGCGTCGCCAATTTGAGCGAGCGCGCGCGGTTGGATAGGATCGAGATTGTCATCGGGCGGGGTCCTTCCGCTTGGGTGATAGAGGGACGGCGCCGACCGTTCGCGCGGTCGGCGCCGTTATTCGCTTTCGTCGATCAAGCGGCGATATACCGCGTCTTGCCGTCCTCCCCCTTCGTCTTGGTGACCGAGCCGGCCGGCAGCAGCTTGATGACCCGCGAGATCGTCGCGCCGGCGGCTTGCCAGCCGAGTTTCTTGCAGACCTCCGCCTCGGTCGCGCCGTTCGGCCGGCGCATCATGTCGGCGATCGTCGCCTTGCTACCGGTCATCGGCTTCGTCTCGGCTTGCTTGCTCGCCTTCGCCGGCTTCGCCGCCTTCGGCGCCTTCGGCAACGCGGCGAGCGTCGCCTCTAGCTCGCGCCGCGCCTTGGCGAGCTTGTTCCGCTCGGACTGGAGTCCCGTCGCCCTCCCCTTCGCGCGCAGCGCTTCGATTTGGGCCTTGAGATCGTCCGCCTTGGCGGCGGCGGCGCCGAGCGTCGCGGGAGACGGTCCGCTCGCCGGCTTCGCCTTCGCGGCTTCCTTCCGCGCGGCTTCGTTCATCGGAAAGAGCTTCGCCAGTCCAGCCGGACCGGCCTTGCCCGTGCGAGCCGTCTTGGCGGCGCGCTTGGCTTCGTTCTTCGCGATGTTCTTGTCCATCGCCTTGCGGACAGCCGCCGTCTTGGCAGACATGCCATTGACCTTGCGGGCGGCGGACTTCAGTGTCTTGGTTGCCATTGCTTTAGTCTCCAGTGGGTTACGGTTCCGAGGCGCCGCGTCAACGGCGCCTCAATCGTTTTTTCGCGGGTATCCGCACCAACCTCCAGCGCAATCGTGTGCGTTATGTGCGGAATAATCGGCGGTTACGCCGCGTGGAGCTTTGACGTCGCCGCGCGGCTCGACTTGATCCGTCATCGCGGTCCGGACGGTTCCGGCGTCTGCACAATCGGTCCGGCGACGCACGGCCACGTCCGCCTGTCGCTGCTCGATCTCACGGACGCATCGGCGCAGCCGTTCCGCTACGGCGACGCGGTGCTGAGCTTCGTCGGCGAGATTTGGAATTACCGCGCGGTGCGCGCCGAGCTTGAAGCGCAGGGCGTCGCGTTCCGCACTACCGGCGATACCGAAGTGCTCGCCGCCGCGCTCGCGACCTGGGGCGACGCCGCGCTATCTCGGCTCGAAGGCATGTTCGCGTTCGCCTGGAGCACGCCCGATCGGCACATCCTTGTGCGCGACCGGTTCGGCAAGGTGCCGCTTTACGTCTCGCGGCGCGGCGGCGCGTTCGCCTGGGCCAGCGAGCGCAAGGGGCTGGGCCGTGAGTGGCCCGCAACCGCGCTGCCGCCAGGAACCCTCCTAGACCTCGCAACGGGGCAGGTCTCGGCGTGGTATGCGCTTCCGCGCACCGTCGCCGACGATCGTCCGTTGATCGAGGTCCTCGAGGCCGGCGTCCGCGCGCGGCTGGTCGCCGACGCGCCGCTCTGTTGCCTGATCTCCGGCGGTCTCGATAGCAGTCTCGTGCTGATGCTGGCGCGCCGGCACAAGCCGGATGTGGTCGCCTATACCGCCGTGCTCGATCAAGGATCGCTCGATCTGCGAGCGGCGCGCCGGCTCTGCCGCGAGCAACAGGTCAGATTGATCGAGGTCCCGGTCCGCGCGCCCACGTCGCAAAGTCTCGCCGACGCGGCGCGCGTGATCGAGATCAACAGCAAGGCGCAGATCGAGATTGCGGCGCTGTGCATACCGCTCGCGCGCGCCATCGCCGGCGACGGCTTCAAGGCGTGCCTGTCCGGCGAAGCGGCCGATGAGTTGTTCGGCGGCTACGGCTCGCTGTGCATCAAGGGTTCCAAGGCCGACGATGCCGGCTGGCGCGCGCTGCGCATCGCGCAACTCGAAAAGATGGCGCGCGGTAACTTCGTCCGCTGCAACAAGGCATTCATGGCGGCTGGCGTCGAGTGCCGGTTGCCCTTCATGGAGCGTGCGCTAGTCGAGCGCGTATTGAGTATGCCGAAGCGTGCCTGTCCGCCAGGAAAGCGCGCGCTAAAGCAAGCCGCCGCCGGCGTGATACCGCCGTGGATCATCAGCCGTCCGAAAGACACCTTCCAGGGCGCGAGCGGTATGGCGGACGCAGCGGCGCGCGCGGTCGCCTATCCGGCGGCGTTTTACCGCGCCGAGATCATGACGCAGTTCGGATCATCCGCGAGAGACTGAGCATGGACGCCGCGCCGAGCTTCGATATTCCGAGCAATTGGACCTTCGAGGACAAGGGTGTTGCCGATGGCTTCGATCGGCACGTCCGCGAACAGCTACCGTGGTATGAGTTGGCGACCGGCGCAGTCGCGCACGTCGCGCGGCATTACATTCCGCTCGATGGCGTGGTCTATGATCTCGGCGCGGCGACCGGCAATATCGGGCGCGCGCTCGCGCCGACGCTGCAAGTGCGCAAAGCGATGCTGATATCGGTCGAGCCGTCCGCCGAGATGGCAGCGGCGTATCGCGGACCGCAGCGCAATAACCTGGAGATCGAGCGCGCCGAGCGCGTCAAGTTTCAACCGTTCGATGTCGCGGTCGCATTCCTGACGCTGATGTTCGTCCCCGTCGCCGAGCGCGCGCCGTTGCTCGATCGCCTATTCGACGCGATGCGTCCCGGCGGCGTGCTGATCGTATTCGATAAGTGCGAGGCGGACAGCGGCTATGCGGGCACTGTGCTGTGGCGCCTGGCGCTAGCAGGAAAGCTCGCAACCGGCGTCGATCCTGCCGAGATCGTCGCTAAAGAATTGTCGCTGTCCGGCGTGCAGCGTCCGCTATCGCGCGGCGTGTTGCCGGCGCACGCGCTCGAATTCTTCCGCTTCGGCGAATTCGCCGGCTGGCTGATCGAAAAGGAAATCCCAAGATGTCGCCAGGACCCATGACCACCGCCCATCGCGGCGGCGATCTCTATGCAACGCGCGCCGGCTCGCCGGCGATCCCGAGCGCACCGCCGCGCGTCGATCCGCCGTTCGTCGCACCGCCGCCGGCGCACCAGGGACGCGGCAGTGCCGCGCTCGCGCTCGCCGATCGTATCGCCGCGCAGTCTCGCGCCGCGACCGTCGCGCGCGAGGACGTCACGCCCGAGCTTGAACCGGACAACCCATCGCTCACGACCGAAGAACCCGGCGAGGACTTCACCGACAATGAGGACGTGACCGACGAACTGGAGCCGTTCGATCCGTCGATCGAAAGCGCGCTGCGCGTGACCGTAACCGGCGATGAATCGTCCGTGACGATTACCGCCGAGGAAGGCGAGACGATCGTCGGCGTGACCGAGGAAGACGACGGGAACATCGAGGTCCTGGTCGAAGATACCTCCGACGTGTTGCTGTAGGAGCGCGCGCCATGCCGTTCGATGCCATGCCACCACGGATCACCAAGCAAGCCGAGATCAGTGCGGTCGATGAGAACCGGTCGGCGCGCTTCGTCGCGTCGAGCAATCGGATCGACCGCTACGGCGACATAATCGAGCAGGAATGGGACCTCGCCGACTTCTGGCGCAATCCGGTGTTCCTGTGGTCGCACAATTCCTGGGGGATGCCGATCGGCTGGGTCCGCGAATTCGAGCCGGACCGAGACCGGACCGAGACCGTCGCGCGCGTCGAGTTCGCGCCCGAGGGCCACGATGAGTTCGTCGATAAGCTCGTGCGCGCCGTCAATCTGCGGCTGATCCGCGCGGTCTCGGTCGGCTTCGTGCCGATCGAGATGGAGGACCGGCTCGACGAACGGGGGCGATGGGACGGCTATCGTTTCATGCGCAACCAACTGATCGAGCTATCGCTCTGCACCATTCCAGCCAATCCCGACGCGCTCGGTCTCGCGCGCTCGATCGATGGCTCTCCGAAATTCCTTCGGCGCGTATTCGCCGATGGAGTGTTCCGCGCAACCGCCGATTCGCACTCTGCTCCGAAGCCTGCGAGCAAGTTTGTGGTGCGCGATCAAGCGGTCGCCGATCTCGCGCGGTTCAAGACTACGGCTTGAAATTGCCCGGTGTCTCGGGTCGCACATTGAGGACCAACCCATGACGACTCTCTCGCAGCGCATCGCGGCGTTGCAGACCGAGCGCGGCCAGATGGTTCGCGCTTATGAAACCGCGCTGCAGCCTGCACTCGACGAAAATCGCGATCTGAACGAAGCAGAGACCGCGACGGTCGGCGAAGCTCGGACGCGGCTCGATACGATTGACCAGCAGCTACGCCACTGGACGCAAGCCGAGGCGACGCTCGCGCGCTCGGCTGAGCCGACGCCGGGTTACGTTCCCGGCAACCGTCCCGGCACCGCCGTGACGCTCTCGACGCAGCGCGAGCGTCCGGTCATTCAGATGGAGCGGCGCGACGCCTATCGAGGCGCCGACTTTACCCGGATGGCGATCGCGGTCGCGTGCGCGGGACAATGGAACGCGGCCGAGTATGCGCGGATGCGATGGGCCGATGATGAGTTAGGCGATCTCATCCATCGCAGCATGGCGATACAAATGCGTGCAGTGACCCCGCCGATGGCGACCAACGACGGCCCAGGCGGTAGCGGCTTCATTACCCGGTTCGAGCGGCTCGCCGATGAGTTTATCGAGATGCTCCGACCGCTGCTGATCGTCGGTCGGATGCCGTCAATGCGCCGGCTGAATTTCGGTAACAATGGTCAGCTATTGATTCCGCGCCAGACCGCCGGCGTCTCCGGCGGATATGTCGGCGAAGGCAACTCTATCAGGGTCCAGCGTTTGGCATTCGCCCAGATGATCCTGACGCCGAGCAAGCTCGCGGTCATCGTGCCGCAGACGATGGAATTGCTCCGGCGATCCGATCCACCGACCGAGCAATTGATCCGCGACGATATGCTCGCCGGCACGGCTCTGACTATCGATAGCTTTTTCTTTTCGACAACTGCCGCGAACGCCCAAGGTGCCAATCCTGCCGGCATCCTGAACGGCGTCACGGTAAACGCGGACGGCGCGATCGTCGCCGATGCAACCGTGACCCAAGTAACCGCAGCGCTCAAGGCGATGATCCTGGCGCTGCGGATGCAGAACGTGCCGATGACCGCGCCGGTCTGGATCATGAACGCGCGGACCAAAGAATACCTGCGACTGCTGCGCACGGTGGCGACGGAAATATTCGCATTCAAGGCCGAGATCGATGCCGGCACGTTGCTCGGCTATCCGATCGTGGACTCGACCTCGATCGCGATTCCGTTCCCGCCGGGGACTGGATTGAATACCGCCTATGCGTTGATTGACGCGTCGCAACTGATCTGGGCCGACGATATGGGCACGGTGATCGACGCGTCGCAGGAGGCGTCGGTGCAACTCGACGACGCGCCGGCGACACCACCGGGCGGCACGCCGCCGAATGTCTACAGCGCGTTTCAGAACGACATGGTGTTTATGCGCTTGCGGATGTCCCACTCGTGGGCGCGCCGGCACGATGTCGCCGTGACCTGGGCGCTGACCGAAGAATGAGCGCAACGGCGGGAGATCGGCGACGGTCTCTCGCCTTTTCTTTTGGGGGGATGCCGTGACCGATTATCGCACCACCTGGGCGTTCCAGTATCGCGGCGAGATCCTCGATCTCGGCACGGTCATCGCGCCGGAGACCGAAGCCGACCACCGCGAGGTGCAACTCGGCTGGAATATCGGCAGCGTTGTGCCGGTCGATCCCAACGCGCCGATCGATCCGCCGCCGGCGATCGATCCGCCGGAGATCGATCCGCCAGAGAATGGGGAGAGTCCCGGCCATCCGATCGAGCCGATGACCAGCAACGATGCGCCGGTCCGCAGCGCGAGAGCCAAGCGCTAGACAATGGCGCTGCGCGACTTCATCACCCGCGTCGGGATGCGTCTCCGGCTGATTACGCGCAACGCGTGGCTGCCGACCGTGCCGCCGAGGGAATGGGGACATACGTGGTATCAGTCCGGCTATCCGTCGCCGAACACGATGCCGCCGCTGCTTACGTTCCCGGCGGTCTATACGTCGATCGATACCATCAGCAGCGACATCGCGCGGTTGCCGGTCAAGCATTACAAGATGGAGCAGGGCCAGCGCATCGAGGTCGAGAATTCCGCGCCGCTACGCGTGCTCGACAAGCCGAACGGCTACCAGACCCGCTTCGATATGATGAAGCAATTCGTCGCGGCACAACTCTATCGCGGCAACAGCTACCTGTATGCGAAGCGCAACCGGCGTTATGAGATCGATGAGCTTCACGTGCTGTTCCCCGATAACGTCTATGCCTATCGCTCCGGCAGCGAAGTCTTCTATGAGGTTGGCGCGCAACCGCTCGCCGAGATCGACGTCCGGAAGATGCTGACGACGCGTGAGTGTCTCCACCATCGCATGTTCACGCTCGCCGATCCGTTGATGGGTATCACGCCGCTGATCGCGGCGGCGCTCTCGACGTCGGCGGGGATGGCGATCATCCGGCAGTCCGAGCGGTTCTTTAACCAAATGGCGCGACCGTCCGGCGTATTGTCCACCGCCGGCCGGCTCGATCCGAAGAAAGCGCAGGACATCAAGGATCGCTGGAACGCGGTCTATAAGGGCATCCAGAATAACGCCGGCGATGTCGCGGTCCTCGAGGAAGGGCTCGAATGGAAAGCCCTGACGATGACCTCGGTCGATGCGCAGTTGATCGAGCAGCTACGCTATACCGTGGAAGACGTCGCGCGGGTCTATCGGTTGCCGATCTTCATGCTCGGCGATCTGACGAAAGTCTCATACAATTCGTCGGAACAGCTTGTGCGGATTTACTACTCGGGCTGTCTGGTCGCGCACATGGTCGCGCTCGAAGACAGGTTCTCCCAATTCTTCGATATGAACGGGCGCACCGAGTGGCTCGAATTCGATACCGATTACCTGTTCCGGACCGAGATGGTCGCGCGCATCGAAGCGCTCGCGAAGTCGGTGCAAGGCGGTATCCGCACGCCGAATGAGGCGCGCATCATCGAGGGTCTCAATCCGGTCTCCGGCGGCGATGTGATCTTCATGCAGCAACAGATGGCGCCGGTCGAGGTCCTCGCGACGCGCGCCGATCTAACCAGCAAGCCGCCGAGCGGTCCGGCGCCGACGCCGCAACCGGCCGCGCTACCGGCGCCGGAGCGCACCCCCGTAGCGGTGCCCTCAGACGCGCTACGCGACGCGTTGATGGGTGCCGTGTTCGCGGACCGGCCGGCGAGCCGGACGCTCCTAGCCCCTGTCGAGCGGCGAGCAACAAGGCGACTGATCCATGGACGGCGATCTCGCATTGCCTGAGACGTTCATCGACGCGGTAGTGCGCGCGCTCGCGCCGGTGCTCGTGCGGTTGCGCGAGGACGTCCAGGCGCGGCTTGACGCGTTCGAGGTTGCGCTCGCCGAGCGGATGGCCGAGCGGCAACTCCAGACCGGCGAGCTACTCGATGAGAGCCGGCGCCACGCCGAGGACTCGATCCGGCAAAGTGCCGAAGCGGTCCGCTCGCTCGCCGCGCTGGTGGTCGCCGAGACCCGCGCGATGCCGGACCGGCTTACCCAGCAAGTCGCGCTGCTGCCGCGTCCGCGCGATGGCCGCGACGGTCACTTGACGATCGCGCACGGCTACGTCGCCGGCCGCGTCTATGATCCTGGCGAGCTTTGCCGGCATCGCGGCGGAACGTGGCAGGCGATCGACCGGACCGCCGACACGCCGGGACCGGACGCGACGACATGGCGCATCGTCGCGGACGGCTTGCACGAGATCGACGGCACGCAGGACGCGGGCGATCCGCGCGCGTTCACGCTCGGCGTCGAGCAAAGCGACGGCTTGCGGCGCGAGCTTGCGGTCCGCTTCCCGATTCCGCTCCACCGCCGGCAGTTCGCCGGCGATGCGGTCTATGAGATGGGCGATGAGGTTGCGCTCGACGGTAGCACTTGGCGCTGTGTGGTCGAGCGCGCGAACACGTCGCCGCCGTCGCCGGAATGGGCGCTGGTCTCGCAACGCGGCGGACGCGGCAAGCAGGGCGAGCGCGGACCGCAGGGCGAGCAAGGCGTCTCCGGTGCGCCAGGACGGCACGGCGAGCCGGGACCTGTTGGCGTAGCGGGGCCAGCCGGTCGCGGCGTCTCCGGCGTCCGTAGCGTTAGCGCTGGGGTGATTCAACTCATCTTCACCGATGACGAATTGAGCGAGCCGATCGACGTGACCGCGTTCCGCTATCGCGGCGCCTATAAACCCGGCGAGAGCTATAGCGCGGGCGATGTCGTCCGGCTCGGCTTCAATCTCTTCATCGCGCTTGCGCGGACCGAGAGCGTGCCGAGCAACGCGTCGAGTGATTGGGCGTTGTTCCTGCCGGGTGTCGAGCCGGCGTCGGGTAGCGGCATTCCCGGCTCAGAGACGTTTGTCGTGCGAGCCGGCGATAACATGACCGGAGCGCTCGGCTTATTCGGTCCACCGACGCAACCGCTCCACGCGACAACGAAGGCTTACGTCGATGCGATCGTCGGTGCTCGGGCGACCTATCGCGGTCTCTGGCAGGTCGCGCTAAACGATCCGGATTTGACCGCCATCGTCGCCAACCCCGGCGACTATTACACGGCTACCACCGCTGATCCGGCGATGCCCGAGCGGGCGCCTCCGGAGATCGCCGGCATCGGCGGCGAGATCATCAGCAATGGCGACTTCGTTATCTGGACCCACGAACGCGACGAATGGGAGCATCTCGGCGGCGGCGGACTGACGCGCATCGAGGCGGACGATCTCTATGTGTTCAAGGCCGGCGATACGATGACCGGCGTGCTGCGCGTAACCCATCCGAGCGGACCGGGCGCCGAGATCGGTCTATCGACCAGTCTCGGCGACGCCATCATTGCATTGGGTGGAACCGAAATCTCGGTTGTGCGATTTGACGCGGACGGACTCCACCGCTGGGCAATCGGCACGACGGGCCTCCAGCTAGGGAATTATGATCTCGGCTTCGTCCGCTACGGCGCGACCGGCCAGCCGCTCGACGTGCCGATCCGCTTCGTCTCGGCGGATGGTAGCTTGCAGATCAATAACGAAATATTCATGCACAAAGCGGGCGACCAGACCGGCAACGCGCCCTCTGTTCGTTGGGCCGACGATAGCGGCAATCTGGCGTGGATTTACGGCTCGCGTTCGGCGTTGCTCGGCGGTCCGGCCCTGATCTTCCGCGTCGAGAATATCCCGGCGGCGGACGGTAGTCCGCAAGGTGCTGAGACGTTGATGCGCTCGCGTCCGGCCGACGTGTTGGGCGAGCCACCGCACCTCGAACTGATGATCGACCCGGCCGAGCCGCAAGACGCGGCGACGAAGCGCTATATCGACGATCTGCTCGCGCCGCTGCCCGGCGAGTATGTGTTGAAAGCCGGCGATACGATGACCGGGCGCCTAACAATCACGGACCCGATTTTCGAGCCGGCAGTCGAGTTGCGCGGCACAGAGCACGCCGGGATTCTGTTTAGCGACTCCCGAGATACCGCACCGTTATGGTCGCTTGCTTACAATATCCAAGGCGTCGGTGGGCCGATTGGATTCAACATTAGTCGATTTAGTCCCGACGGCTTAACTCCGGAAGATATTGGTATCATCTCGATTGACAATAACAGCCTAATTACCGCCAGGACGATCCGCACGCGCGACGGCGATCCGGTCAATGACAACGATCTCGCGCGCAAGGCGTATGTCGATACGCTTGCCGACAACTTTGTGCTCAAGGCCGGCGATATGATGACCGGCGATCTCGAATTCGACGTGGGATCGCCGGTTCTGCCGATCAATCGTGCGCCCGGTATCGTATGGGAGGCCGAGCGCTTCGGTGTCTTCGTTGCTGACAGTGCCGGAGTGACCGGGCTTTGCCTGCAAGCCGATCGTCTCGACCATCTATTCGCGGTCGATGAATTCACGAACCGCGCGGAAATCCTAACCGAGCGAACCGGAATCATGGTTCGCGGCGGCGATCGTGGCGAGATGACCGGATTCCTGACGCTGCACGCTAATCCGGTCGATGACCTGCACGCCGCGCCGAAGCAATACATCGATGAGCTATTCGATCGCGGTCCCGATCTATTCGTCGCGAAGGGCGGCGATACGATGACCGGCAATCTGATGGTGCGCTTTCAAGATACCGGACCGTCATCGTCAGTATCGCTCGGCACGGTCGCCGGCTCGCTCGCCGCGCTGCAACTCGACGGGATCGACGGCGAGATATTGCAATTCGCCCGCGAGGGTTCCGGCAAATGGACATTCGGCGTCACGCCGATGGTAGGTCTAGCCGAGGATCTCGCGATTATCCGCCACGCCGCAGACGGATCGGTTGCGGATATTCCGCTGCGCATCGCGTTAGGATCGGGTCTCATCTCCGTCGTGAATCATATCCGCACGAGCGCGGGCGATCCGGTCGATGACAACGATCTCGTGCGGAAATCCTATATCGACACGCTCGCGACGTCGCTGATCCGCTATCAGGGTCTCTGGCAGGTCGCGGCGAACGCTCCGGACCTTATTACGTGGCCTGCGCAATCGGGCGATTACTTCATCGCCGAGACCGCCGATCCGCAGATCGCCGAGACCGCGCCGGCCGGCATTCCCGGCATCGGCGGACAAACGATCTTTAATCACGACTGGATTCTCTGGTCGCCGCGATTGAACGAATGGGAGCGCTTGGTCGGCTCGGGTGGTGGTCTGACGCGGCCGGAGGCGGATGCGCGGTATATCGTCAAGACTGGCGACGATATGCAGGGCTTCCTGACCCTGTTCGACGATCCGGTTACCGATATGCACGCCGCGAGCAAGCGCTATATCGACCGGCGGATGGTCCGCGATTGGGCGATCGGATTGGAGATCGCGGCCGGCGAGGTTGTGCGCTGGGATAATATGCTATTCCGGGCGCGCCTCGCGATTCCGTCCGCGCCGGCGACGCCGGACTATTCGACGCTCGATCTCTACGGTCAGAATCAGGGCGACTATTGGCAAGGCGCGCCGTCGCTAACGAATTACGCGACCGGCAACTGGATGCAATTGGTCACGTTACCGGCTTACGGCTCATTCCGCTTTCATATAGACGTGTATGGTAATACCTGCGACTGTTCGTTCATACTCGACATCACCACCACATTTAACGCCGCGTCGATGTCGCTCTCGATGGCGCGCAATCCTGCCGGCCTTATGTTCGATCAATTCCGGCTCAGCGATACCGGCGGCGCTACGGTCAAGCGACTAGAAGCGCGCCTCCGGAATGCCGGCACTACGCCATCATTCAAAATCCACTGTCTGGGGATGCACCGCGAGGTTAATACCCCTAATCAGGTGATTATCCCGAAGCCGCCGCAGGCACTTGCGGGCGGCGCCAATCTCGGCGGGACGCAGCGCGTCTTGCTAACCGGTCTCGAAACAGCGGGCGTTACCGCCGCCGACAGCAATATCGCCATAACGAACGGCGGCTTTATTCGCTTCGGGCACGCTAACGCGATCGACGTAAACGACGGAAGGATGGGCGCGCGGCTATTCGGTCGCGGACTCAACATCGTTGGCATCCCGACCGAGGCAGGCAATACCGAGCGGTATATACAACTGTTTGGCATCGTCGAAAACGTGAACCGCAATTTCGTCACGGCCACGGACGGCTACGGCTTAGAGACGATGGCGGGAGGGCGCTTCTACAAAGCGGTCGGCACCGGTCTCGTTATTCGCTGCCATAGCGGCAACACGCAGCCGCAGATTGAGGATAACAATGGCAGCAACCGCCGTGCGATTCTTGATACGCGCGGCGGCACCCTGACCGGTGGGCTGAGCTTTGGCAGCGTAGCGCAGGCGAGCGTCACCGACTTGTCGCGGCATCTCGCGCTCTGGGGCACCACCTTCGGCTTTAGCATTACCGGCGGACGGCTTAACGCCGTCGTGCCCGCCGCGAATTCCTTTGTAATAACGGTCGGCGGCGCCGACGTTGCATCGTTCTTTAATAACGGAATCAACGCCAACCAGCCGATCAATGTCCGCCAGCCGAACAATACCGTCGCTGTGCGTCTGATGGCCGCGACCAATGCGGCCGGCGTTATTAGTCCCTGGCTCTTGGGAACCGATAGCACCAACAATGAATTCGGCCGCATCTGGTGGGACGGACCGGGGTGGAATGGCCGGTGGGAAGCGCGGCTGCACTTCGGCATGAATATGGGCGGCTATGGCTGGACCGAGAATGCGCGCTTTAATACCTATCAAAGCGGCGGCCAGTTTTACGTCATCAACGACTGTTCCGTTCAGTCGCTAACCCAGCGCAGCGCGCGAGCCGACAAGCGCGACATTCGCGCCGCGCAAGCCGACGAAGTGCAAGCCGCCTGGGACCGGATCACGGTGCATCGTTTCCGATGGAACGAACCGCCGCCGCCGGTCGATGACAAGGGCAAGCGGTTGCCGCACCCCGCGCCGTATATCGAACGGCGCATGAAATTCGGTTTCATCGCCGACGATCTGCCGGAAGACTTGCAAATGTATGCCGCTCCTGGCGTTCCTGATCCGACCAAGGTCGAGGGTTACGATCTCGCGCAAGTGCTCGCGCTGACCGTCGCCAAGGTCAAAGCGCTCGAAGCCGAGATCGCCGAGCTACGCAATGCCTGACGATCTCGACTTCACCCGGCTTGCTGATGAGGTTGCGGCGCGCCTGATCGATCAAGCGGGACCGCGCGTTAGCTTCACGCAGCTTGCCCGCGATTGGCAACCCGGCGAAATCCACGAGCAGGGCGCCGTTGTCTCGCACCAGGGCGGTATCTGGCAGGCGCGCGTGCGCACCGCGTCGCGACCGTCCGCCGAGACCGGCGAGTGGTTGCTCCTGACCAATGGCATCCGGCTCGTGCGCAGCTATCAGGAGCGCGACGATCCGCGCGTGTTCGGCTTGCTGATCGGGCTGACCGGCGGGAGGACGATCGATCTCCCGTTCCGGCTCGCGCTACCGGTGCACCGAGGCCAATACCGCGCCGGCGCGCATTACTTCGAAGGCGATGAGGTCGAATTCGGCGGCGCGACGTTCCGCGCGTTGATCGAGGCCCCCGGCGCGCCGGACGGCGAAGGCTGGATCGTGGTCGCCGCGCGCGGTCGCCAGGGCTTTACCGGCGAGCGCGGACCGCAAGGCGAGATCGGGCCGGCCGGCGAGCGCGGCGAGCCAGGAGCCGCCGGCCGCGACGGACCGCGCGGCGACGCCGGCGAGCCGGGGCCGCGCGGACCGGGGATCGCCGCGATCGAGCCGGTCGCCGGTAACCCCGGCTTTATTCGCGTGGTCCTCGAGGACGGCTCGATCTCGGACCCGATCGAGGTCTCGACGATGCGCTTCGTCGGCATCTATCGACCGGGCGCCGAGTATGAGCGCGGCAATATCGTCCGGCTCGGCTTCAATCTCTGGATATGCGTCGAATCGACCGGTGACGTTCCGACCGCGACATCCGACAAGTGGACGATCTTCCTTGTCGCGCCGGAGATGGCTCTCGGTGGCGCGAGTGGCGGCGGCGCTCCCGATCTGCCGACGCTCGATCAGCGCTATGTGAACAAGGCCGGCGGCGATTGGATGAATGGACCGCTGCAAATTCGCAGCGATACGATGGCCTTCCCCGGTCTGCAATTCGTCAATACGGCAGGCGACGTGATGATCGGCGGAATTCGAAGCATCGTCCGGCCGGGCGATGGCGGCGAATTGACGCTTTCGGTGCTGGTCGGCACCGCGCTCTTGGATGCGATAGGCATCTATCCCGGTCTCGATGGCCTTCCGCACGTCAATGTCTTTACCGAGCCGACCGTCGATAATGACGTCGCGACGAAGCGCTATGTCGATCAGTTCGCCGGCGGCGGCGCTTTCCTTCCGCTCGCCGGCGGCACGATGACCGGCGTGCTTCTGTTCGCGGCGGGGCAGGGCTTGGGATTCCTGCCGGGATTCTCTGCGGTCTATGAAGACGCCGCTGGGTTGACGCTCCGGCAGGCGAACGGCGACGCCGGCGTATTCATCGAGGGAAGCGGCGGCACACCCGGTTCGCGGCGTCGCATTCTAGTCGAGGGCGATGCTCTAACACAGGGCGACGCCGACAACCGGTATCTGGCAATCATCGGCAGTCAGGTTCACGGAGAACTCACTTTCGTTCGCCCAGATGGCAATCCGGACCTTCCCTTACAGCCCGGTATTACGTTTAGCGCGCGACTTGCGCGTATCTATTGGGACGTCGCCGGCTTGATTATCCGGCGCGGCACGGCAAACGAGCCGGTGGTAATCGAGAACAACAATGGCACGGCGCGTAGTCCGATTATCACGCAGGCAATGGGCGACGCGCGCTATCTGCAACTCGCCGCCGGCGGAATCGTCGCCGGACCGATGCAACTCTTGCAGACGCCGATCCTTCCGACCGACGTCGTGACGAAGGGTTACGTCGATACCACCGCGAGCACGCCGATCACGCTCCGCACGCAAGTCTATATGCCGGATGAATTCGCTATCGCGGCGCCGTCCACGGCGACGGTGTTCTTCGATCAAGACTTCCAGCTTCCGCCGACCGGTATCCGGATGCTGCTGATTACGGTCGATCCGATGTTCGCTTCGGCCGATGCGGCAGGCACGCCCTGGTATGTGGTCTATGGCTGCAACCTCATCGCGATCGAAAGCTCGATGATGGTTTACAAGATGGACAATACCAGTCCGGCCGGGATGCTCCGGTCCCAGGCGAAGTTTGCTGTTGGCGTCGATGCGACGCCCGGCTTGGTGCGCGTCACACTGACCGTGCGCTGCCCGACGGTAGGATCGCCGGTGGTTCAGGTCGGTGTCGGCGGCACGATCGCGCCGACCATGCGCACTCTCGTTACCATTCAGGATTTGGGACCGCCGTAATGGATGAGATCGCCCTCGCCGAAGCCGTCGCGACGGCTCTCGCTGAACGGCTCGGCGCGCAGCCGGCCGGTCGCCTGATCGGCGTCGCCGAGCCAGCGATGACCGCGCCCGTCGATTTGACGCAACCGGCGCGCGTCTGGCGCGAGGGCGATATCTATGAACAGGCGGCGGTTGTCTTTCACGCCGGCGGCTTGTGGCAGTCGCGCCAGCCGACCGCCGCGCGTCCGCCAGGACGGATCGGCGAGTGGCTGTTGATCGCCGATGGCATCCGCTCGGTGCACGCCTATCAGGAGGGCGTCGATCCGCGCGCGTTCGGCGTGGTGGTAACGCTCGCCTCCGGCAACGTGATCGATCTGCCGGTCCGTCTGCCGCTGCCGTTGCATCGCGGCGCGCATGATCCGGCAATCGCCTATCACCAGGGCGATGAAGTCGCCTTCGCCGGCGCGACGTATCGCGCGCTCCACGACGCGCCGGGACCGCCGGACGGCGACGGCTGGGCGATGGTCTCGGCGTCCGGCCGCGACGGCGAGCGCGGCGAGCAAGGCCCACCGGGCGAACGCGGCGAACCGGGCGCTACCGGCTCGCCGGGCGTGCCTGGACCCGCTGGCGGGCTTGGCCCGCTTGGTCCCCAAGGCCGACCCGGTCGCGGCGTCTCCGGCGTCCGTAGCCCCGGCGTCGGCATGGTCCAGCTAATCTTCGACGATGAGGTATTGAGCGATCCGATCGACGTGACCGCGTTCCGCTATCGCGGCGCGTATCAGCCCGGAGCGAGCTACGGCGCCGGCGATGTCGTCCGGCTCGGCTATAACCTCTGGATCGCGGTTGTCGGCACCGATGGCGTGCCGGGTGCGAGCAATCCGGATTGGGCGCTGTTCCTACCGGGCGTCGAGCCGTCGAGCGGCGGCGCCGGCGGCGGTAGCGGCGGCGGCTTCACCCAGGCGGACGCCGATCAGCTCTATCTATCGCTCGGCGGCGGCGAGGTCACCGGTCCGTTGCAGGTGCCGCTTGGCGCGCTCGCCGGACCGGCTCTGCAATTTGGCGCAACCGCGACCGGATTATTTTCAGCCGGTGGGGCGCTAATCGTCGATGTCGGCGGCACTTTGGTAGCTCAGTTTATGCAGGCCCAGGTGATGATGGTTGTGCCGTTGAATATGGCACTTAACCGGATCACCAATCTGGCGGCGCCAGCCGCCGCGAGCGATGCCGCACCGCGCAGTTACGTCGATACCACGGACGCGGCAACGCGCAGCTACGTCGATACAACGGACGCGGCAACGCGCGCACTTATTACCGCGCTCGATGCGCGCGTCGCCGCATTGGAGGCGGCGGGACCATGAGCCACGCGCGCCGGCGCTGGTCCTGGCATCACCCCGACCTGCACGCGCGCCTGGTCCGGCTAAAGCTGCCGACCGTTACGCCGCTCGAATTGCCCGAGATCGTCTTGCATCTCCGGCTCGATCCTGGCGCCGATAGCGGTCCCGAGGCGCCGTTGCTGACCTCGATGCTCGCGTCCGCGATCGGCCATCTGGAGCGCTACTGCTCGGTCGCGATTATGGAACAGGACTGGCGAATAACGCTGCACGAATGGCCGCCGGCGTATCAGGGCCTCGAATTGCCTCTCCCGCCGTTCGCCGAATTGCTCGCGGTCCGGACCGCCGAGGGGCCGGCCGATATCGCCGACTATCTAATCGAGCCGGACGATCGCTTTCCGGCCGTGCTCTATCCGGTCTCGCAATTCTGGCCGCAAGTGACGCGCGGACCGCTCGCCATTTCGATTGATTTTCGCGCCGGCCGCGAGACCGCCGACGAAGTGCCGGCCGATATCAAGCAAGCGCTGCTGCTCGCGATCGCCGCGTGGTATGAGAACCGCGAAGCGCTGACACAATTCACGCTTACGCCGATGATCGAGCTTGGCTGGCAAGCGTTGCTCGGTCCGTATCGCCAGGAGGGCTTCGCCTGATGCCCGAAGGCAAGGCGCCCCCGATCGGCTATCTCCGCAATCTCGCCGACGTGTTCGAATGGACCGACGTCCCGCAGATCGGCGGCGCCGGCGTTGTTCCCGGCTATGTGCCGATCGCCAAGTGCTGGTGCTCGATCAAGATAAAGGCCGGGGAGACGTGGCTGAACGGTGCGCAGACCGGCGAAGCGACCGGACCGCGCGGGACGCATACGATCCGGACGCGGTTCCGCGAGTATCTAACCACGCGCCACATGCTGGAGATCGCCGGCAAGCGATACCGGATCGTCTCGGTCACCAATGACGATGCGCGCCGCTATACCCAATTGGAGGCCGAGCTTTACGGCGACGCGGCGATCATCGGCATCGGTCCGCCGATACCGCTTGGCCTGGAGGACGCATGATCGAGATCAAATTCGCCTCGGTTAGCTATACGCAATTTGACCGGAAGGGCGTCCGGTCCGCGATGGGCAAAGCGGCGCGGATCGTCGCGGCGCAGCTTCGCAAGCTGTTGAATACGCGCGGCGGCTCGGGCCGGGTCTATCGCCGTGGCGGTCGCGCGCATACCGCGTCGGCGTCCGGAAGCCCGCCGGCGCGCTTTACCGGCAATCTCGTGCGCAGCGTGAAGGGTCGCGCCTCGAGGCGCGGTTACGCGTTCGTAGTCTCGGCGATCGCGCCGCACGCGCATCTGCTCGAAATGGGCACCGAGCGGATGACGTCGCGGCCGGCATTCGCGCCGATCTTCGGCAAGCAGGCGGGCGCGATCGAGGATCTGCTCCGGACCGCGATCGACAAGGGGATCACGGTAACCGCCGGCTCGCCGGGACAATCGCCGAAGGGCGTCGAGATCAATTGAGATGCTCGCCGAGATCGCGCTAAAGCTCCGGCGGTCGAGCTTCACCAGTCCGATATTCGGCGATCGCGTGACGTGCGTCGCCGACGCGTCGCGCGCGATCGAATACACCGCGCTCGCGTATCCGGCCGCGTATGTCTGCTTTATGAGCGAGGACGCCGAAGAACAGTCACCAGGGTCCAATGCGAACCGCCAGCGCGTCGCGCAGCATTGGGGTGTGATTATCGGTCTCGACGCGACGATGGATATTCGCGGCCAGCAACCGGCGGAAAGCATCGACGGCATTCGCCGCGCGGTATTCCACGCAATCTATAACTGGGCGCCGACCAAGGATTACGGCTTGCTTTGGTATGAAAGCTGCAAGTTGCTGGAGATCAGCCGCGCGAACACGTTCTGGCTGATGACGTTCGGCAGCTACATCTGGGTTTGCGAGGACGACGGCGAGACCCAGGAGCAATTCGATCCGTTGCCGGCGTTCGAAGGCGCGAACGTCAAGGTCGATTGGTTACAGCCGCACGATCGAGGCGAGCCACCGAGCCAGGAATATGATCCGCGCTTCGGTCCGGCGCCGTGGTCGAGCGGTCCCGAGGGACGCGTTGAAACCGAGATGAGGATCGATGTGCCATGGCAGACCCGCGAGAGGATCGTCTCTATGTCAAACCGGCGCAGGGGCGGCTAGTGCGCCACCCGCGCACGTTCCGGCCGATCGCCGAGCACGGCCAGGACGTGACCAATGAGCGCGGCTATTTTACGCGCCGGCTCGACGCCGGCGACGTCGAGCGAGTAGCCGCGCCCGCGCGGCGTGCACCGAAAAAGGAGGCCTGATCGATGGCAATCAGCTTTAAGAATATTCCGCGCAATCTCCGGGTGCCGCTCGCCTATTTCGAGATGGACAACTCGCTCGCCGGCAACGCGACCGCGCTTCAGGTCGCGCTGTTGCTCGGCACGGTTCCGGCGACGGCGGCGCTGCCGGTCAATACGCCGACGCTGGTCTCATCCGCCGATGAGGCCCGCTCGCTCTGCGGCGCCGGTTCGGCGTTCGGCCGGCAGGCGCAGCGCTGGTTCGCGAACAACGCCAGCGTGCCGCTCTATCTGCTCGCCGGCGGACAAACCGGCTTCACCGCTGCGGTCGGTCGCATCGCATGGGCGGGCGATGTGACCGCGAGCGGGACGATCCCGCTTTATATCGGCTCGCGCCGCTGCCCGGTGCTGGTCGCAACCGGCGATGACGCCGAAGCCGTCGCCCAGGCGGTCGCCGACGCGATCAACGCGGACCCGACGCTCGGAATTGTCGCGAGTATTGTCGGCGCGACGCCGGAGGAAACCGTCCTAACCGCCGCGCAGCTTGGCATCCTTGGCCCGCTCGATATCGGCTTCGCCTATGCCGGCGCGGTCGGCGGCGAAGCGATGCCGGCGGGGATTACCGCGACCGTGACGCCGATGACCGCCGGCACCGGTAGCCCCGATGTCGCGGCGCTGCTCGGCTCGATCGGCGATGCGCCATTCGACTTCGTGATCTGCCCCTATTGGGCGGCGCCGAACCTCGATGCGCTCGACGAATTCTTTAACGACACAAGCGGGCGCTGGAGTTGGCAGTCGCAGCTATATGGCCACGGCTTTACCGCGACGCGGCAACCGCTCGGCGCGCTCAGCACGCTCGGGCAATCGCGCAACGGTCAGCACGTCTCGATTATGGGCTTCGCCGGCTCGCATACGCCGGCGGACGAATGGCTGACCGCGTATGTCGGACAGGCGGCGGGATCGTTGATCGTCGATCCGGCGCGACCGGTGCAAGCGTTGCCGCTGATCGGCGTTATGGCGCCGGATCGAGGGAGCCGGTTCACCATCTTGGAACGTCAGGTGCTCTATTTCGATGGCATAAGCGCTACCTACGTCACCGAGGATGGGACCGTCTATATCGACCGGCTTATTACGACATACAGACAGAACGTGTGGGGCGCGCCGGACGATAGCTACCTTGATGTCGAGACCATGTTCACGGCGCAATATTTCAACCGGTTTATGAAGAACCGGATTCTGCTGAAATATCCGCGCCACAAGCTCGCCAACGATGGCACCCGGTTCGGCGTCGGTCAGGCGATCGTCACGCCGGCGATCATCCGCGCCGAGATGGTCGCCGGCTATGGCGAGTTGGAGGAGCTAGGCTTGATGGAGAACCTCGACGGCTTCGAGGCGGCGTTGATCGTCGAGCGCAACGCGCAGGACCCGAACCGGGTCGATGTGTTGCTGCCGCCCGACTTCGTGAATCAATTGCGTATCTTCGCCGCGCTGACCCAATTCCGGTTGTGAGAACGACAATGGATATCGGGTTCATCTTCTGGCTGCTGATGCTCCTGTGGATCATCGGCTGGTTCGGCGGCAGCTTCGGACCGCCGCCCTACGCGCAACACTGGCAGCGGTGGAACGTGCTCTTTCTTTTCGTTCTGCTGTTCCTGCTCGGCTGGCGCATCTTCGGCTTCATTATTCGCGGATAGGGGGACACAATGGCTAATCAATGCGTCGCCGGCGAGTGCTTCGTCAAAGTCGATAGCCGTCAGTTGTCGGTGCGCGGCACGCTGACGATCTCGCCGAACCGACTGACCCGGACCTCGGTCGCCGGTCTCGACGGCATCCACGGTTACCAGTCGGTATTCCGCGCGCCGTATATCGAGATCGAGATCACCAATCGTCCGCAGTTTCCGCTAACCGATCTGGAGAAAGTGGTCGATGCGACGGTTACCGCCGAGCTAGAGAACGGCGAGGTGTGGGTATTGCGGAACGCATTCCAGACCGGCGACCTCGAACTGAATGCCGCCGATGGCACCTGCACCGTCCGCTTTGACGGTATGGACTGCCGGCGCCAGATGTCGCAGGCCGCGTGATGAGCGACCAGCCGCCGCGCGTCCTGCGCGTTGTCGTGCCGTTGATCGCGCCGATTACCCACGGCGACGAAGTGCTGACCGAGTTAGAGCTAACCGAGCCGGACCTCGGCGATATGATGAAGCTCGACGAAGCCACCGGCGATATGACCGAGACGCTCTATACGATCTGCGCTTGCGCGAAGCTGCCGCCGTCCGTCATCAAGCAACTAAAGCTGCGCGACGTTAAGACGATCGGGGAGGCGGCGGCGAAAATGCTGGGGGAAGCGTCCCTGGCGACTGGCGGGAGGCAGCGGCGTGGCTCGCCTATCAGTTTAGCTGGTCGCCGAGCGAGCTAAAGCGGATGCGAATGACCGAGCTTATGTGGTGGTCAGAGCGTTGCGCCTATCTCGCGCGAGAATTGAACAAGCCGGCGAGAGGTCGCGGTGGCGCGCCGTAGCGATCCCGGCTTCAAGGTTATTGTCGCACTCACCGACAAATTTACCGGACCGATCAAGGGCGTTAATCAGCAGATCGCACAATCGACCGCCAAGCTGCGCGGTATGATGGCGGTCCCCGGCGCGATGATGCGCGAGGCCGGTCTCGGCAGGGTCGGCGCGGCGTTCGGCAATATCGGCACGCAGTTCGGCAAGCTCCGCAGTTCGATTACCGGATTGCTCGGACCGTTCGCGCGGATCGGCGCGCTCATCGGCGGCATCAGCCTGGGCAAGTTTGTCAGCGACGCGATCACCGCCGGCGGCGAGCTTGTCAAGCTGAGCAAGACAACCGGCGTGTCGGTGGAGGGATTGCAACGGCTCGAATATGCCGCCGTCCAATCGGGACTAGGCGCGGGTGAACTCGGCGGCGCATTGAGCAAGCTGAATAAAACGATCGCCGCCGGTCGCAAGGGCAACAAAGAAACCGTTCAGGTGTTCACCGCGCTCGGCATTACGGCGCAGGAATTGAAGACGCTAAACACCGAGCAGATATTCCTGCGCGCGGCGACCGCGATCTCGAACATGAGCGATCCGATCCACCAAGCCGAGTCGGCGATGAAGCTGTTCGGCAAGAGCGGTGCGGAATTGCTCGCGCTGCTATCCGAGGGCGCCGGGACGATCGCCGAGCTTGGTCGCGAGCTTGAGGAAACCGGCGCGGTTATGGACCTACAGACCGCGCTCGCGGCGAAAGAATTCGGCGACATCATGACCGTGGTCACGCATCAGGTTAAGGGCTTGGCCTACTCGGTGCTGAAGGAATTGCTGCCGTCGATGAGCGGCTCGGCAACCGGTATGAAGGAATGGATTAAGGCCAATAAAGAGTGGATCACGAATAGCGTTGTCGGCGTTATCCGCGATCTGGTCGAGATGGGCACGGCGTTC